AGTGAAGTCTTGGAAGCCTACATTGCAAACGGATATACTGAAGAGTTTGCTCTGACACAAGCGCGTTGTGCGCGAATCTTACGACACAAAGAATACAATTGGGAAACAAAGGAGGTACTGCTATGGACGCCATGAATCGTACTCGACTGTTAGCAATGCATAAGGAACTGTGTGATGAAGCCCGTGCGCTCTCTGAGCGTAAGAACCATGACTACAGCGGCGGGAAGGACGATAAGCACCCCTTCCTGAACTTCACCCGCTGTGAGTCTATGGGGATCTGCAAGACGGAGTCCGGGATCATGGTGAGGCTGACGGACAAGATGTCCCGGCTCTCCACCTTCCTGACCACCGGAGAGTTCAAGGTTAAGGATGAAGCCCTGCGGGACACCGTCCTTGATATGATCAATTATGTCATTATTCTATACGCATTTATCCAAAGTGCAAAGGAAACCGATGAATAATAACATATCTAAGGATAGCGTGTTTCCTCCGATTTCCGAACAACTGCTTCGGGTGCTTTCTGATCTGTACCCGGAGCGGTGTGCCAAGATTGGGGAAACAGTCCAAGAAATCTATTTTCAGGCAGGACAACGTGCGGTTTTTATGCACCTACAACGTGTCTTCAATGATCAAAACGAATCACTTCTAGACTAAAAAGGACACAACCTATGGGCTCTTATTGGGATGTACAGGCATACGAGGCTCAGATGAAAGCGGCAAAAACCCAAGCCGCCGGACTTACTCCTGAAGCCCCTATTTCTTTTGCAGGAATGAATCAACTTAGTGGAAGTGCGCCAAATGTTGGGTTTAATCAGGCTGCTTACGAGGCGCAACAAAAGAGTGTATCAGCGGCTCCTACGGCTAAAACCCCGAAGACTCCAAAGACCCCAAAGACACCTAAAGTTAAACTTTATTCGGATGTTTATCCAAAAGAAAAAACATACAACGCTGACGGCGTATTGACTAAAATCGCCCGTGATCCTAACACGTTAAACAAACAAGGGCTTAAGAAATATACTTCTAGCAAGTTAGGTATTAAATCGACCTATACTGAGCCCAAGAATACCGAAACTGTTGTTGCTAATAGCAACACAGGACGGCTTCGTAGTCCCAAAAGGGTAGGAATTCGTGGTAAATCTAGCCTTGTAATTAAGAAACCAAATTAAATGAAGTCAATTAAAAAGTTAACGGTTGCCAAGAAAAAGGCTATGAAGAAGAACTCTAAACTTATGATTAAGAAAGAAGGCTATTAATGTGTAGTTCAGGTGGCGGAGGTGGCGGCGGTGGTAGCGGCTACACGGGTAAAAATAGATCTCGTAAACCGAAGACCGCTTCGTTCTCGTTTCGAAATGAAGATTTTGCAGAGTCCCTAAAGACCTACACTCAATCTGAGCGGGACATGGGTAACACATGGAATATGGAAATGGCTAGAACCGGAACAAACGAAAGAAAGTCGGGCGAAAATTGGCAACAGCACCATGATCGCATGAAAGCAGAACGAAAAGCCTTTGAAAGTTCTTCGGCTTTTCGCAAAGAAGAAGGCGGGAGTCAGTATGCAACACGAAGAACCGCAGAAAAAGATGCCCACATTGCCGCATGGATTGAAGCGCATCCCGATCTAGATCCTAAAACAGGAAAAGCATTTACTAACGGGGACGGCTATGCTCCGGCAGCAGGAACTCCGGGGGCTCCGGGTCAGTCTCCGGCAGCAGGAGTGGCTCCTATGGCGGCGGCTGCGGTAGCAGACAGAATGGCTATAAGGAACAAGCAAAAGACAGCCCAACGCGCCGGACGAGCCTCTGCGGGACGATCCTCATTGCGTATTGGTGCTTAACAATAAACAGGAGCCCTAGGTGTCAGGAAAAGAACTATATTCTAAACTCGCAGCACAGCGTTTTACCTATTTGGAACGCGCCCGTGATTGCGCCCGTTTGACCCTGCCACACTTGTTTCCGGATGAGGGAGATCAGAGTAGCCGTAAGTTTGTTACTCCTTATCAATCCGTGGGTGCGCGAGGTGTCAACAATCTAGCCTCGGCTCTACTGCTTTCGCTCCTGCCGCCCAACTCGCCCTTCTTTCGTTTTGTGATTGATGAGACAGCGGTAAAGAATCTACAGCAACTTTCTCCTAGCGCCCAAGGCGAAGCAGAGCAAAGTCTGTCGCAAATGGAGCGGCTGATTATGCGGGAGATTGAGGGATTGAGCATTCGTGTCCCGCTGTTTGAAGCCGTTAAGCAACTGATTGTTGGTGGTAACACCCTATTGTACTTTCCTGACGAAGGTCCAATGCGCGTCATTCGCCTTGATCGTTATGTGGTCAAGCGGGATCCGATGGGCAATGTCCGGAAGGTCATCCTTAAGGAAACCATTTCTCCGGCAATGCTGCCTCCTGAAATACAGGCTGCCGTGCAGACCACCCTTGTATACCTGCTGCCATGTCTTGGACGATGAGCGGGTAGAAGTTTATCAAGAAGTGGGCGGGATGGAGGTTCCCGGATCATATATGATCTATCCAATCGAACGTAGCCCCTTCCTTGCCTTGCGAATGCATCGTGTGGACGGCGAGGACTACGGTCGCGGCTATGTCGAGCAGTACTTTGGTGACTTGGTGTCTTTGGAAAGCCTGTCTAAGAGTATTGTAGAAGCCGCTTCAGCCTCTGCCAAGGTGCTTTTCCTAGTAAACCCTGTAGGCACCACCCGCGCTGCTAAGTTGGCAAAGGCTCCTAACGGGGCGATTATTGAAGGAATGGCTTCTGACGTTACGGTGCTTCAGGTTGCTAAATCTGCGGATCTTAGTGTCGCTCTTCAAACAATGGCGGCTATCAACGAGCGACTTTCTTACGCCTTTTTGCTTACTGAAGCCTCAGTTCGTAATGCAGAACGTGTAACCGCCGAAGAGATTCGTCTAGTCACGCAGAGCATTGAGCGTCAACTCGGTGGCATCTACAGCATCCTGTCTCAAGAATTTCAATTGCCTTTGGTTCACCGAATGATGGATCGGCTGATTAAGGCTAAGAAGATGCCTAAGATTGATAAGAAGTACATCACTCCTACCATCGTTACAGGCATTGACGCTCTTGGTCGAGGAAATGATTTGAGCCGTTTGGATCTTTATTTGCAAGGTATTGCTCAGATTCTTGGTCCCGGCGGTATTCAACAGTATATTGATTTCAGAGAATACCTGAACCGCCGTGCTGCAAGTCTTGGAATTGATGTTACGGGCTTGCTGAAAACTGAAGAGCAAATTCAGGGTGAAATGCAAGCCGCGCAGCAGCAGCAAATGCAACAGGAACTGATGCCACAGACCGCAAAGACCGTCGGAAACATTATTGAGAAGCAACAATCACCACCACAACAATGAGTAACCACCAACAAATTGACATTGTACGCGACACCGCTACTTCAAATAACGAAGTAGATGCTCTAGCCGTAGCAAAGGCTGAACAAGAAGCCGCACAGGCTCAAACTCGCCCTGAGTGGCTCCCTGAGAAGTTTACAAAGCCTGAGGAGTTGGCTGCTGCTTACGCCTCGCTTGAAACCAAGTTGACTTCTTCGGGTAAGTCGCTTGATACTCTTGATTCATATTCAGACGAGTTTGCTCAGACAGGTACTTTAAGCGAAGACTCTGTGCAGGAGATTATTGCTCTTGGTATTCCTGAGAATACTGTTCGTTCTTATGTTGCCGGACAGGAGGCTCTTGCTGACAACAACCTCAAGGGGATTATGGATGTTGCCGGAGGTGAAGAGCAGTACGCTGCCTTGACCGTTTGGGCGCAAAACAATCTTCCTGAAGAACACGTTGATGCCTACAACTCTATTATGGAACAGGGAGACACGGCTACCATCAAGATGGCTATTGCCGGACTCAAAGCCCGATATGAGCAGACCAATGGTTCTATGGGAAAGCCCGGACGCTTGCTACAGGGCGGTACTACGACCGAAAGCGGTGGTACATTCCGTAGTGTTGCTGAGATTGTTAACGCTATGAGCGATCCACGTTATTCAAAGGATCCCGCTTATCGCGCTGATGTTGAACGTCGAATTTCTACTTCTAACGCCTTTGGAGGATCACGATGAAGAAGCCAACTGATTTCAAGACTACTGCCCTCGGTATTGCCACCATTCTTACTGTGCTTTCAGCCGCTGCTGTGGCATTCTTTGATGGAGACCCTGCTACTAACTTTGATATCGCAACCGTGGTTGCAGGAATTACTGCGGGGTTTGGTCTGATCTTTGCGAAGGATGCTGCGAAGAAGGTTGAACCCTAATGTGGGGGTGGGTTGGTGAGTTAGTTACCGCCCTACTGAATTTCTTTGAACGAAGGGTTTCCAAGGAAACATATGTTAAAGAAGCCGATCCAACTGCTAATGGTACTAGGGAGCGTTTTGCTCAACGGGTGCGGGAGTTCCGTGCTGCTCGTACCATCGGGGACGCCCGTCCAACTAGCGGAGCCTGTGACTGCAAAGGTGTTTGTAGTTCAGAAGGACGGAACAAAGATCAAGTCGGCTAATCGTGTAGAAATTCCCGCCGGATGGTGGGCTGCTGATGTGCCTGAAGAACCCGGCATTGCGCCGGAGATCGTACCCTGACGACAAGTCTGAGTGGTGCGTCTAACCGGAACCCTATAGAGGAATCTATGGGGTTCTTTTCATTTGTGCATAATTTTAGATGGATTATGCATAAAATGCTATGACTGCTTTTAGCCCCTTGCGAGGGAGAACTCTAAGCGCGTTACAGCAAACTCCTCTTCTATCTAATCATTCACTAATTTAGGAAACTACAACTATGGGACAATATACCGACCCGTCACGCCTTGGTCTAGTTAACGCCTCAGGCTCTGATACCGAAGCACTCTTTCTGAAGATCTTCAGCGGCGAAATTGTTACGACTTTTGAAAAGTCTAACATCATGATGCCTCTCCATCGTGTTCGCACGATTCAGACAGGTAAGTCCGCAATCTTCCCTGTAACCGGAACTGCAAACGCAGGTTACCACACCCCCGGCGAATCTGTTCTTTCGCAGAGTACAGCAGGTACTGCCTATGGTACAGCCACTTCCGGCGGTGCTGTAGGTACTTTGACTGTGCCTGTGGAAACTGTGGCTCAGACTTCCAAGTATCTCAACAAGTTCAAGCACAACGAGCGCACCGTCTTCATTGACGATATTCTCGTGTCTTCAACCTTCGTTGCAGATATCGATGAGATGAAGAACCACTACGATGTTCGCTCAATCTACTCGACTGAAATCGGTCGATCATTGGCTTACACCGCAGATAAGAACTTGATCCGCACCGTCATCG